AGGATATACGACATTGATAGCTATTCTAGGAGGGCCAGCCCTTCTGATTATCAAAGATGCTCTGGATGTCTGGAAACAAGAACAAGCAGAAAAGACAGCATTCTACAAGATAAAAGCACAAGCAGTTATCGATTATAATGATGCTGCACAGAGACAAGCTCAACAGATTGAATCTAACCAACAAGCATACGAACATAAAGTTACTAAAACAGTAGCTAAGAAAAAGTAAGCATAAGCTTTATATACTCTAGTGTCGTAATAATATTGTGGCTCCCAACAGGACCACACGACCACAGGATTTCTAAGCATTAGGCGTTCTGGGGGCCACACAACGAAAGCTTTATATAGTACGACTGTATTATTATAAAGCAGGTGAACAACCTATGGCAAACGAAACAAATAACAACACAGCAGCCAATGAAACTACAGAGGGCAACCTCACAGCTATCTTGGATACTGTTGAAGAATCTGGTTTGTTAGATACTATGATGGATGAACCATTACTTATGGCTTTAGGTGCTTTAGTAGTTGGTATGGCAGGATACATCGCGTATACTGTACCAGCAGTAAAAGCACTTGTTTTTAAATATTTGAAGAACAATGAAGCTGAATTGATGGATTTATTAGATAAGAATCTAACAAAAGCCCAAATGAAAGCATTTGACAAATTAGATGAACAAGCAAAAGTACACGTCAAAGACTCTTTAGTCAGAAATGTATTAATTACAGCTTGGGATGAAAAAGATGATGAACTAAAAGGTTTAGTTAAATCTAAAGTCAAGGCTGCACTCGACGAAGCCAAGTAATGGACGTCGAAGGGTATGAAAGGCGTTTACGCATAAGAGTCGGAGAAGGAGAATATGAAAGACATAAAGAACTTGTCCGGCTTCTTGCCCGCAATCTCGCGCTTGAAGACTTGCTTTGGGAAGAAATTCTTGTATGTATTCGGGATGTTAACAAAAGAACAGAGTTATTGCGACAAAGAAACCAGATTGTACGGGATATTCATACTGAGTTCCGTGCTCTTAATATAGAAGTTCCAACTGTAGTAGAGAAAAACAGTGAGAACTTCAGTAAAATACTAGAGGATATTATGGATGACAGCAGTGAAGAAAGAAACCCAGATGAAGTCAGCGATTAGTGGCTTAGCTGCTCACGACTCTAAAAAACTCGAAAAGATTTTTAATATATGTAGAGAAGATGAAAAGAAGATGACTCTTCTTTGTAGAGCGTTCTGTGAGGCATATCTTATAGATAATAAACAAAGACCTCTTAAATTAAGACCTCTACAAGAAAAAATTATAGTAAAAACGTTAACATATCCTGATGGTGACCGTGATAAGCATCGTAAACTAGCAATATTGGCTCCACGAGGCAGTGGCAAGTCTTTTGCTCTTTCGGTAGCTGTATGTATCTATATGTTCTTCAATAGATTTAGAGATTTGATTTTTGTATTAGCTCCTACTGAAGACCAAGCTTCACTTATATTTAATTATTGTTATAGGCATTTTGCAGATAATGCTTTTTTAAATGGATTAGTTAAGAATTACAGGTTTCATAATAAACCTAATATAACACTAAAAGGAGGTACTGTGTTACGTAGAGCCCCATTAGCACCATCTAATCAGGGACAAGCTATACGTGGACAACACCCAACTTTCTGTATTGTAGACGAAAGTCCACTTATTGATGACAAATTGTTTATTGATAACGTAGAACCAGCTATTGTATCAAATAAAGCGCCATTTATTAATCTTGGCACCCCAAAATCTAAAGATAATCACATGTGGCGCTATCTTTATGATGATAGATATGCAGATAGCTTTGAAAGAATGGTATTTACATGGAAAGATGCTGTAAATGCTGGTAGAGCTTATTCTGCACCATATACTGATGATGACATGGCTGAAAAGATGAAAGAATGGGGAGAAGACTCAATTTATTGGAAAACTGAGTATGAATGTGAGTTTGTCGAATCTGTAGCTAATATTTTCCAACCAGAACTACTAAAAGCGTGTTTTGTTGAAGGTATGCCTATGTTAAACCCCGGAAACCACCCAAATTGTGTTGTTGGAGTAGATATTGGTAAATCTGTGAACAGTACAGTGATTAGTGTATGGACTACATCTAAAACTAAAGATGAAAATGTAGCAAAAATGATTTATTTGGAAGAAATTAGCCCGAAATCGGGTGGACATGACATTCCTTATCAAAGAAAAAGGATTATGGCTATATCCAAAGAATATGGTGCTGATAAACTGATAATTGATGCAACAGGTATGGGAGGAGCTATAGAACAAGATTTAAGAGTTGCATGTATAGAATCTCAAATACAATTTATACCATTTGTGTTCACTGGTGGTCCAAAAGGCACTAAAACACAAATTTATCGTGATTATGTGTCATATATACAACAAAAATTAGTAAAAGTACCTCATCCTGATGGTTTAGAACCAAATCAAGCAAAATTAGTCAATAAATGGTTAAGAGAACATATAGATTTAGAATATACTATGGATGCAGCTAATAAAACAGAGAAAATTGCTGCACCTAGTGGTAAACATGATGATTATTGTGACAGTAGTGCCATAGCGTTACATGCATGTCTACAAATGTTACCCGCTTCAGGTACATTTGCTAGTGTATCTGTACAACAACAAGGAGGCAACGTTCGTAGAGCTTCTAGAAACCCTGTGTTTACTACATCTAAACGTTCACATACATTGAATAAGACAGGTTTAAGGGGTATTTAAAGAGTTTTCGGCGAAAGCTTTATATACTATATCCGACTATATACTTCTGATAGCCATGGCTCTAAGAGATTATTGGCCTTTTAATAGGCGCAGTTTTGCAACTGTTGGGGAAAATCCCCCATTCCAAAAAGATTCACCACGAAGTTATGGTGAAGGTATCATAAAAAGATTATCTTTATCTAATAATAATGGTATTTTTGGGAGAAAACAAGCCAATAAAGAACCTCAGATAGGTGATTATAAGACATATATGAATGTATATCTGTCTGACCCTATAGTTAGAACATTGATTGACTTGCCTTGTATGTACGCAGCTAAGGATGGTTATGATATTGTTACAGATAATGATGAGGATAGAGAAAGTATTCAAAGTTTATTTGATGAAATAAATATAGAACAGTTATTATATACATGGTTAAGAAATGGACGTATTTTTGGTACATCTTATCTAGAATGGACAGGTGATAACTTAGTTATTAGGTCGTCACAGAATATGTACATACAAAGAGACCCCAATGGACAAGTAATGTATTACTATCAAGACATAGGAGACGATAAAGACTCTGTACGTTTTGAAGAAAATGAATTAATTTGTTATCGTAACAATCCTTTTGATGACTATGCGTATGGTTTGAGTGATATACACCCTATACTATACTTAATAGATTTAAAAGATTACGCCGAAAGAGATATAGGTGCTGCATTAAACAAATATGCTACAAGTAGATTTGATATAAGTGCTGGTTTACCTGATATGCCTTACGGTCCTGATAAAATAAATGAAATAGTATCAGCTTTTAATGCTTTAGAACCGGGTGAAGATATAATTCACGGTAATGATATAGTAGTCAAAGAACTACAAGGCACACAAAGAGCATTTGAATATGGAAAATATACAGACGATATATTAAAGAAAATACATGTTGCTTTGAAAGTACCGATAACTATGTTTGACAGACCAGAACAAGCAAGAGCTATTTTCGAACCTTACGTCAGACACTTACAATCTGCGGTAGAAGCAGCTATAAACGCTCAACTTATGCCACAAGTTCTAGGTGGAGATGCAAAGTTTAGATTTAGAAATATTAATGTAGATGATGCATTTGTCAAAGCAAAGACTGATATGATATATCTATCTGAGGGAGTATTAGCACCCGGTGAAGTTAGAGCAGAAAGAGGATTGAATCCAGATGGAGCGGTAGAAATGCAAGAGACAGCACAGAACGCTAACATTTCTGGAGGCAGAGACCAAGATAAAAAAGAAGAGTCCGCAAGGACAGAAAACCGCAGCGCTGGTAATCAGCCGTCTGCAAATCCAACGGGGGATAGAGAATAATGAGCACAGAGTACGACTATGAGCGTTGTATAATAGAAGTAGGCCCAACTCTAAAGAAAAGAGGGGTTGAGGACTATCAAGAGACTGCGGCAAATATGTGTCGCATGAGGGTAGAGGAAGGAACTGATAGAAAGTTCGCTGAACCTGCCGGGGGCGGAGAGGAAAACCAACGCAGTTTTGCTGCGAGTTTGGAAGAACCTGTTCATACGGATGATAATATAGAGTTTCCAGTAATCGCTATAACGTCAGGCCCTCACGACGAAGATGGTGACCAAAAGGTCTTTATCGAACCATCCGTATTAGAAAAAAGTGTTGATACTTTCACTGAATTACCAGTTTACTATAATCATCAACGAACCGAGGAAGACCTCCTTGGAAAGGCTATCAACCCAGAAATCGTAGAGCTTGAAGATGGTAAAAAGGCAATTAAGATGCTTGCACAACTTTACAGAAGTGCAGCTGAAAGTAATGGAGTGTTAGAAAAGATTGAAAACGGAGATATGACGCATGTCTCTATCGATTGGTTTTCTAAAGACGTTGATGTCCTAGGAGAACCGTTTGCAATGGACATTCGTCCTATCGAGGTGAGTTTTATTGATAATGAGACTCGCACACCCGTATGTGACGCATGTACAATTGAAAAGGACTGTAATGACCACCGTGAATTCGGTGAAGAACATGACGATTGTGGCTGTGGAGGCCACGAAAATTCATGTGCCTGTGACACACACGGGCGAAACAGCGAGGTACAAAACATGGCTGAAGAACAAGTAAAAGAAGTTGTCTCAGAAGCAGTTGGAATCACCGAGCGTGAATTCGCTTCGATGAAATCCCAACTAGCTGAGATGAAAGAATCTTATGCTGAGTTAAACACCAAGCACGAAGAGGCAATGGCTCTCGTATCAAAATTCCAAGAAGAAGAGGAAGCAAGAAAAGCAGCAGAAGCTGAAGAACGTGTTACTTCTTTTGTTAATGGTATCCTAAAAAAGGAAATCGCTCTTGGAAAACTCGATGACGATGGGAAGGATGCACGTGCAGAGGAACTCAAAGCATGGGACGATGTAAAGCTAGAAGGATTTAGCATCGCTATGGAGCAAATGCCAATACCAGAAGAAGCAGAAAGAACTTTCGGTAAAGGTAAATCCCATGATGCTGAAGAGACTCCAGAAGTAGAAGCAGAAGAAACCCCACGCATGTTTGCGATGGAAAACGGACGCATTGTCTTCAAAGGAGAAGAAGAAAAATAAATAGGATATAATATATGACAGTAACAACAAGTGTATTAGCAAACGATGGTGGAGCACCAGCTCGAATCATCAGTTTCGAAGCCGCTGAAGCAATTACTGCCGGAACCGCTATGGAAATCGATGGCAACGGTAAAGTCAAAATGGCAGACACTGCAAACATATTGGTTGCAGGTTTCGCTTTGACTGACGCAGCCGCAGGTGACCAAGTTTCAGTTATTACCGGAAGTGGATTAATATTGTACGTTCATTTGGACGGAACAACTGACATCGACGTCGGAAATAATTTGGTTGTAGCAGCATCTGACTCAGGAGCTTTGAGTAAATCAGCAAACGTTGACGGTGACAGTCCAGTAGCAATCGCTCTAGAAGCAGCTACCGACACCGCAGCAAACAACTTAACAGCAGGAGCCTTATTCAAGGTATTGGTTAAGTAAGGAGATAAAATATGGTAGACGCAAGTTCAAACCCCGGTCTAACTACGAGCACATTAAGCTCCGTAGCTAACAGGGTATTAATAGACTACAAAGACGCAATTCAGGACTACAGAGTCACTGACATGCCTGTAGTACAAATGTTTGCAGAGCGCTTCACAACCGATACCGGTGGAGATGTTGATATCACATTCGCAAAACCTTCAATGGGTCTAGAACAAATTGAAGAAGGTTCAACACCTACATTCCAACACACTGACTTGAGAAACGAACGTATCTCAGTTAAAGAGTATGGAATTGCAGTTGGTGTAACCCGCAGAATGATGGAAGATTCAAGATTCTCTGAAATGGAGTTAGCTTTGAACGAAGCACGAAGAGCAGTACAAAGACACATGACAAAACACTTTGTCTTCGCAGTTTTTGGTATTGCAAACACCACATTCGGAACAACCGCAAAAACAGTTTCAACAAATGAAACCGACATTGAGACTTTCGCAACCCACCCAGATGGTGGTTTCTTTGGCGCAAGTCCAAGCAGTGGTTCAAGATTATACGAATATGGTAACTACTCTACAAGTGATTTAAACTCACTAGGTTCACACTACTTTAATTCCAGCACTTCTGGAACCGCAGATGGTGAACTAGCATTAGACGATATCACAAAATCAATTGAATTACTAAGTGCAAAAGGAATGACAGCAGATACAATTCTCTGTTCTCCAACTCACTACAAAACTCTATTGAATTTGGCTGATTTCACAGCACCTTTCGGAAGCACAGACTCCGCAAAGGGTGGTATTGATTACGTAAACGATGTATCAAACGATGGTATTGTTGGACAACTATACGGATTAAACGTTGTAGTAAATCCATTCGTACCAAAGGACAGAGCTGGAGTCTTCGACATGAAGGTCAAGCCTGTAGCATACGTCGAAAGACGTGGATTAACTGTAGAAGAAGCAAACCCCGGATTCGGTATTATGGGTTCATACATGACCATGAGGTATGGATTGAAAATCATAAGACCTGAAGCTGGTACTATCATCTTCTCTGCTTAGATAGAACATATAATGGTCTGGGCGACACCACAGTAAAAGTCGCCCAACTTTGAGGATAAGCCATGAAAAAATTCAAACCAACAAAAATTAGACCGCAAAAAACTAAAGATTACGGTATAAGTAAAACTACTACGGCAAAAACCCGTATGTTAGCGTTAGATGATAGGCTACCCTCTAAACAGTACATCAAAGCAAGGATAGAAGCTAATGTCAAAGACGATACTTTTGGAGCCGCATGGGACGGAGATACCACGTCAGCACCTTCTAGAAATGCAGTATTCGATTATATAGGTTCTCTCGCATCTACCTCTGATGTATGGGGAGTAGAGAGTGCCGCTTCAACAGCAGATACTAGGTCACGTAAATCAGGTAACGTTGGTATAGGTGATGCAAGTAATCTAGCTTTCGATGATATTACTCATAAATTAACAGTAGATGGAGACTTAAGGATAGGAGCTGGTATATCTTCATCTAGCAACACTAATAAAGATATATACTTAGATGATGGAGCTATATTATACAAATATGGCTCTAGTGGAAGCACAGCTATGCTTACGCTAAATAGCTCTAATGGACATAAATTTAATCAAAACTTAGCTATTGGCTCTACTAATCCCTCATTACCTTTAGAGATAAATATAGCAGAAAGCTCTAGTTTAACTACCGCAGATGGAACAGGGCTAATGCAAATTGGAGCCGATAGTGCAGCTAATATAGGTTTGAATTCTACTAAGATACAAGCTAGAAGTGGTGGCTCTGCTTCTAAACTTAACTTAAACATAGGAGGTGGTGACATTGATATGGGTAGTAGTTCTAGTACAATCACTTCCAAAGGCGACTTTGCAGTAGAGGGTAACTTAACTGTCACTGGTACTGCAACTGCTATTTCTACAGAGACTGTTACAGTCTTTGATAATTTTATAGAATTAAATTCTAATTACTCAGGTACATCACCAACCGAAAGTGCAGGTATAGAAGTAAACCGTGGTGGTAGTACTGCAATAAACCCTGTACTAAGATGGAACGAAACTGATGATAAGTGGCAATTGTCTGAAGCAGTAACAGGCAGCGCCAGTTTTAAAGATATAATACATACAGGACAAACGGGCTCTGTAACCAACGCCATGCTTAATGGTAGTATAGCTAATAATAAACTAGCTAATGATAGTGTGACTGTTGGAACTACAGAGATAGACTTAGGAGCATCATCTACTACGCTTGCTGGACTAACAGCAGTAACCGTTACTGGTACATCTGGCGGTAGTGGAACTACAGCATTAAACATTACAGGTGGTAATTCTGCGGCCAGTAACCCCGCAGTTAATATTACAGGACATTTAGTAGCATCTACTAAGTCTTTTAATATCCCACATCCAATACACGATGATAAGAGATTAGTATATGGATGTCTAGAAGGACCAGAACATGGAGCATACTTTAGAGGTACAGCTAAATTTGATTTGGCAATGGACCGTATGCCTGTTGAGTTACCTGAGTATTGGTTTAAATTAGTAGGAGATGATTATACTATCAGTATTACTCCACACGGACCTTATCATGTTTGGGTAGATGAAAAACTCGAAGATGGTTTTTTTGTAGAATCTTCTTCTGAAACAGACGTAGAGTTCGATTGGTTTGTTATAGGTGGTAGAAAAGATGCTAAAATACCGGAGGTAGAGCCGCAAGCTCCATAGACAAATGGCACAAGAACGTATCATTATAAAAGGCGACAAAGGAAGTATATTCTTCGAAAAGGATGCAGCAGACGATAACACATATGAAGTTTCAAAAGAACTGAAACTTTCATCTGATAATTCTACGTTAGAATTTGATGGTACAGATATTGTTGGTACAAAAGGAGAAAAAGGAGACACTACTTTTATTGGTGGTGCTTCTGGAGAAAAGGGTATTAAAGGTACTACAGGTCCAAAAGGTGATAAAGGTCAAAAGGGTGCAGGTGGAGATGACCACGTAGGTGACCAAGGAGATAAAGGAACAAAAGGAGCGAAAGGTGATAAAGCTACTAAAGGAGACAAAGGAGAAGTAGGTCCAACAGGTGTTGGAGACAAAGGTGACCAAGGTGAACAAGGTCCCGGAAACAAAGGAGCAAAAGGAGAATTAGGTGCAACTGGAACTAATACAAAAGGACAAAAGGGAGAAGTAGGCCCTCAACATGCTGCTAAAGGTGCTCAAGGTGACCAAGGTGACCAAGGGCCAGAGAATAAAGGACAGAAAGGTGCTGATGGTCCTACAGGTACAAACGACAAAGGTCAAAAAGGTGAAATAGGTCCTCAACACGCTACTAAAGGTGCACAAGGTGATACTGGTGAACAAGGACCAGAAAACAAAGGTCAAAAGGGTGCTGATGGTCCAACAGGTACAAACGATAAAGGACAAAAAGGAGAAATAGGTCCTCAACACGCTACTAAAGGTGCACAAGGTGACACTGGTGACCAAGGACCAGAGAATAAAGGTCAAAAGGGTGCTGATGGTCCTACAGGTACAAACGATAAAGGACAAAAAGGAGAAATAGGTCCTCAACACGCTACTAAAGGTGCACAAGGTGATACTGGTGAACAAGGACCAGAAAACAAAGGACAGAAAGGTGCTGATGGTCCAACAGGTACAAACGATAAAGGACAAAAGGGAGAAGAAGGTCCACAACACGCTACTAAAGGTGCACAAGGTGATGCTGGTGAACAAGGACCAGAAAATAAAGGTCAGAAAGGTGCTG